CTAATTCCTTGTTCAGTCTTTCAGGTATTGTAAGTATTGTATGTATTGTATCAGTATGTATTGGTCTGTGTGTAGGTATGTATTGTATTTATAAAAAAATAATACATATGATGGATGCGGTAGTAATCCGCGTTCAGGAATTAGACGGAAAAGTTACTGGTGCAGTAGATCAATTTCAAACCGCGTCAGTGCGGGTTTCAGCAGCAAGTATTAGTGTTATAGAAGCTTCTCAGTTTGTGAGTGCTGCTTCTGAACAACTTGCTACAAATTCAGAGTACGTTGTTAATGCAAGTGAATCTATAGAACGTGTGGCTGACGCTGTTAGGTTATCTGGTGTGGTTGAGAATGTTTCTGTTATTACTCAGGATTTGAAACAATCACATATTATAGATGACATATCTAATGTCACACATAAAGCTAGTCGTTGGTCAAATGTTTTGTTAGTTACTGGAACAATGATATTGTTACGGCGTATTTATTGTATGTACTTTGAGAGGACTACTCGTGAGGGTGGTGGACCTGATTATGGTGGTAAAACCTGGCGGGAGAAATCATGGCAATTTTGGTTAGATATATTAGTTTGTTTGACTGGTGTCTTAATGGCCTGTCAAGGCTATGGTTGGGCTGATATATCTATTGCTTTTGGTTCTGTTCGTACAAAGATGTTTTTTTGGACTTCTATGTTTCGTACTGGTGCTATGTTTGGAACTATGATGGGTTCTGGTGTTTCTAAGAATGTTGAAACAGAGCTCGCTAAGGTCTCTGAACAAGTTAAGCCAGATTTAGCTGATATTGAGGCATCTAAGGTTGGCAAGAAAGGTTTGTGTGCTGCTTATGGGTGTCCTTACAAAGTTATAATGGCTTTTCAACCTTTTTGTTCTGAGCAGTGTAAAGTTGCTAAATCAGTTCGGTTGAATGAATTGAAAAATGATACTAAAATTCTTTCAGACATGAAAGCTGCAGTTGATAGTAAGCCTAATCTTTATGGTATGTCTTTTGTTTCAGCTGGTGTTTTACAGCCTGACCCCGAAAAGAAATATGATTCAAAAATTTCAGTTGATGAAAAGAAAATTGATAAGAAAGTTGTAGGGGAATTAGTTGGAACACCTTTGGTTGAGACTGGTCAAACTTTGTCTGAAGCTAAGAAGGATGGTCGTAACAAGCGGTTGCGAGCTAGGCGAACGCGGGAATTAAAACGTAAAGTTGTTATCCCTCCTGAGGTGCGTAAAGCAGAAGAGCTTAGGGAGGTTAAAGGTTCGCCAGATATTATTGATCCTCCATTAACTGTGGAACAGAAGAAAGATTTACGGAAATGGGTTAGTCTTAATCAAGAACGTTTGGCAAAACGTAAAAACCTAGGGAGTTTAGCTGTTACTGATAAAAGTGGTGCTGTTCGACCTCTTTCTCCCGAAGAACAGAAGGAAGTGTTAAAAGCCCAAGAAGAATTTGCACAGAAAAATGAACAAGCCGGACAATTGCAACAAGGTAAGTTTTTTGAAAAAATTTGGTTACGTGCTTCTGGACTTGTTATTTCTGAGAATGCTATTTCTGAAACTGGGCCAATTAATGTTGGTTCTCCTCCTTTTGAAACGTTTCAAAACTTTCACTGTTTGTATTGCGGTGGGATTCGCCGATCATATAATTGTAAGCAACAACCTGTTGTGCAGAATTTAGATTCTGGTGCTATTGTTAGCAGTTGGCGTGTTATGAATCGTGATGAAAAAGGGGATTTAAAGTTGCGTTATTTAGGTGAAAATAAAGATTTAAAAACAGGTTTTAATGGTCCTGTAGTGGCAGGTGTAGCTATGCTAATGACACCATGTGAATGTTTAATTTCTGATGTTGAACGACATCTTGTTGATGCCTCTGATTCTCGTGTCATTTTGGAAATTGTTGCGTTTTTAGTGATAATTCTTAGCACTCCTTTGTTCTTTGGTTGGTTTACAAAATGGTTGGATGGTCATACTGTAGAATCACCAACTCTTACTAAACTAAAAGAAGAGGAAAAACCTCCAGGTCCGCAACCTGGACAAGAGGGTCTGACACGGGGACAAGTTATATTGGAACGGATTACGCGGGATGGTCCTGGTTGTATTCATACTAAGGATTGTCCCTCGATTGGTTTAAAAGCTGACTCTCGTTATCCTTGTAACTTAAAGTGTGGAGGTCAACATTGCATTCACTTTGCTAGTTGTAAGCAAGAAATTTTAACAGAAGGCTATGTTTCTAGTATGATTAGTAGTGCAGTTGTGCAAGCTGCTTCTTCTGGTGCCTCACATGTAGTTAGTCGGTTAGTTCATGGTACTGAGTTAGAACCTGTAGCGGTTGCTAAGGCTGCAACCATAGGTTTAGCTTCAGGAGCTATTACTGGTGTGGTTAAAGAAGTTTTTAAGAAAAAGAGAAAGAAGACTAAAATGGTTAGTGTTTGTACTAATTGTGATCTTCCCATTACCTTTTGTGAATGTCCTGAGAAAGAAGGACGTGGTAAAAATAAAGGGGGTGGTCGGTCAAATTTGATGAAGAGCGCAAAAAATTCCACGCGTGTTGCGAATATGAAGCAATTGTACAATGGTACTTTTGTGGATAATCTTGGTAATGCTGATGAGTTGGAATACATGGTCAATGGTAAGCGTATTAAGTTTAGAGGCTCAAAGCAAGAACATGAACAGAAATTTATAGATCTTGTTAACGCTAATAAGACTTTTTACGTTCGAAACTCTAAGCAAGGGGCTTTGCAACATAAAATTGAACGTTTGCGTGCTACTCGTGGTGATAAAGTTGCTGATCAGTTTAAACATCAGCAATATAAGAAGGATGAGCAGAAGAAAGAGCGTGAAAAATTTGAGGATAAAGAACGGAATCGTGATGAAAAAGCACGGGAGGGTACTGTTCCTGATAAATGTTTAAATTGTACGCCTACTGTTCTTTGTCGTAATCATTGTGTTAATTGTAATAAAACTGGTTCTTGTGTTGATCATAAAGCTCTTACTGCTGTAAAAAATCCATGTTTTGAATGGTTGAAAAGTGGTGAATGTTATAATCGTCGTCAGTGTCTGTATTATCATGGTTCTGCCCAAGAACATAAGGCTTTTAAGCTGGTTCCTTGTCGTCTGATGGCGTGTGCAGATAAACCTCAACGCTGGTGTCCTTTCGTTCACGAAAAGCAGGAAGGTGTGCGTGAAGGTCTCACTTCACGTAAACCTATTCAAATACATAGCCCTCCCCATGAGAGTATGGGTTATATTACAGAGGATGGTAAGAATGCTATTGTTAAAGCATTCAAACTCGTAACTCATTCGAATGAGGGATGGATTGTTACTGCAAATCACGGATTGCATAATCGTAAATGTACTTTGTTTATGAAAAATAATGGTGGATTAGCTGAACAGAAATTTCCTGTTTTAATTGGTAACCCTCAGTGGGAGAAGGAATTTTCTTACCAAATTATTATGCATGATGATACTTACGGTGATGTAATTGCTTTTCGATCTCCAAATTGTTTTCGTGCTGTACGTGCTTTAACTGTTCGTGCTTTACCTAATATAAAAGAGCAGATTATATTATACACTTTTTTAGGGACTGATTTTAAGCCTACTGGTGATCATATGAGTGTTGGAACTTATATGGGTCGTGAAAAGTGTTTAGCGTTTTACGATTGTAGCTCTGAAAAGGGTGATTGTGGTGGACCAGTTGTTGTTAATGGATATGTTGTTGGTGTTCATATGGGGCGTGTTATGGGTAAGGATACGAATGTTTTTATGCCTTTAACGTTGTTTTTGTCCCCTTTAAAACCGGAAAACTAAAAATTGAGTGTAGGCTTCAAAATATTCAGGAAAGACTGGGACCTACCTACACTCAAGCTCTTAAATATGTCCCAGAATGTACAATTAGATTTAGGAATATATTGCCTATATTAGATAATATAGAGTATGGTGGTAAGGTAAACCGTTTTGTGCGACACCGAGTGACTCGTAGGGATGATTCATATGTAACAATGTATGTTATGGATAAATATGGAATGTTAACTCGTGAAAAATGGAGTGAGTATGATCTTATACAAACTAATGCTGCGGCAGAAATTCCACAGATTTTGAAATATAATAAAGTTACATATGGTTTGGATGGTGATGTTTTAACTATAGCAAGCACTTGGTGTGAGAAACATTTTCATTGTTCTATTAATTCAGTTGAATTGGAAGGTGATGATTATATTTTTAATCTCATGGAAAAGAATGCTTCTGTTGGTTATCCTTTTAATCTTCTTGAACATAAGAAAAAGAAAACTGCTATTCTTGATAAGGAAATTCGTCGTATATGTTTTGATTATAACGATCGAATAGAAAAAGAACCAACAGCGGTTTTTTGGGCTGTTCATGAAAAGGAGGAAATTCGGGACTCAATGAAAGTAGCTCTTAACCGATTAAGAGTTTTTGTTGGTTCAGGTATAGATTTTCTTTTTGCTAGTATATGTATGTTTTTTGATATGAATGAACGTATGTATTCGGCAGCTGCTAATTTTCAAAATTGGTCTTATGTTGGTGCCACACAATTTTATGGTGGTTGGCATAGATTGTATAAGCGACTCAAGAAACATCCTAATGCCTTTGAATTGGATGAGACAGATTATGATTGTTCTATTAGTCGAATTTTGTTAACATGTATTCGTGATTTGCGGAAGCGTTTTCTTCATGCGGATCCTGTTCAACAGCAAAAAATAGACAATTTATATATTGAGATCATCTATTCAATTATGGTACTTGCTTATGGTGAAATTTTGGTTAAGGAAGGAGGTAATCCTTCAGGATCATTTAATACTATTACCGATAATTCTTTGGTTTTGTATGTTCTCTTGGCTTATGCATGGATTATTTTGGCTCCACAATCTATGCGCACTTATGAACAATTTCATGCTCATGTAGAAGCAGTTCTTTGTGGCGATGATAATACTTGGACTGTTTCGAATGAAGCTGTTGTTTTCTTTAATGCGCAGTCTGTTGCTTTTATTTGGACAAATCTTGGTATTACCACTAAAAGTGACTGTTGGGAGGCCAGAAAACTGGAAGATTGTAATTTTGTTTCCAACGCCTTTCACATGGTTAAGCATCCTTTAACAGGTCTCGATTGGTGTGTTCCTAGACCTTCTTATGAAAAAATTATGGCCTCTTTGGCTTATCATTCTAAGGGAAATGTGCGGTGGACACTACTTCGAGCAGCGGCATTACGTATTCAATCTTATTTTAATTTACAATGTCGTGTTCAACTTTTGGATGTTATAGATTATCTCCAAAAAAATTATTTGTTGGAACTTCAAATGCCTTGTAATGTAGATGATCCTCAGGATTTTTTATCGTATGAGGATGTTATGTCAGTTTTGAAAACTGATGTTGAAATTGAAATGCTTTATTTTGGAGATGTTGTTGAGGGAGTTGTTTGGAATTCACAAGCTTGTAGAGTGTTGTCGTATGTTGGGTTAACATTAAAAGGCCTGCCCTATAAAAAATGACAACATTAAGTAATTCTATTCAATTGGCTAATGAAGTTTTTGCTACAAAACGGGATCGTCCATTACCCTATTCGACGGGTGGTCGGCTGCTAAGTATTCCAGCGGGCATGGTGACTTATGGCTTTGCTAAAGCTACGGGTCAAAATGTTCAAACGGAGTTGGATCTTCGGTTGGAAAAACGGCGTGGGCATATCGCGAGACAGGTTGCAAATGCTGCTTTGGAGCAAAAACGACGTGAGAAAATTTTAAAAATTCCGTCAGCGAGAACAGGTACCGACGGAATAAAAATGACTACAGTTGTAGGAAAAATTAAGAAAAAACAAATGCGCAAGGCTAAGCGCGCAGTTGCTAAGCGTACAAAGAAAGCTATTGTCGCTAATATTCAAAGGGTTACTGGCAAGCCCTATAAATGGAAGTCAGCTCGGGTAATTCAGCTAGGTAAGAGAGGACGTGGACGAGGTCGTGGTGGTGGTGGTTCTAGAATTCGTTCTTATACCGCTCCTGCTGCACATACCTACTCATATTCAGGAGGATATTTACATCGACCACGTCAATTGCGAAATGGGTTGTGTATGTTACCCATAACATCTACTATTTATGACACTATGTCAGCTTATTATCCAACAGCAGCTAGTACTGCGAATTATATTGGTTATGGGAATAGTACTTTTACTGATGCTGCTGGAACTAAGCCGGTTTGGTCAGAAATTATTATCGCACCTATTTCATCTTTTTATTTTCTGCCTCAAATTGCTACTTTTGCTAGTATGTATACAAAATTTCGTTGTAATAATTTTGAGTTGGATTTTCGTCCTCAATATGGGTATAATCATTCAGGGGAATTGTTTTTTATTTCTGATCCTGATTTTAATGTTATGTATACTCGGCAGGTAGCATATGTTAGTCCGTATTATTATATGGAATCTAACATTCCTGCTGCTCAATATCTTACAGTTAAATCTTGGGTTAATGTTAAAACTTCTTTATTATACCAACGATGTAAATATCTGGTCAGATTAGATCGTCGTTGGAAATATAATACAATGGTGCAGGATAATTCGTCAGAAACGACATCGGGTTCAGCTGATCGTCGATGGAATCTTGGTTATATGAATGATGAAGAAATTCGTTCATCTTGTGCAGGTATTTCATACACTGTTGGTTTTAATAATGATACTACTGTTTTTGGAACCAACGGTCAATATCGACCTTTAGGTGATATGTTCATGAGTGCTAATTTTGAATTTAAAGGTTTTGGACAACCTCAAACAAATTCAACGAATAATTTGGCTGAGCGAGATTTGAATAAATTTCGTATGATGTTAAAACGTGTTAAGGATTCAGAAAGTAAATTGTCTGATGACTTGAAAAACCTTATCTCTCATGATAAGGAAGAGTTGGAAATGAAAGCGTTAGATGAGGAATTGGAGGAGATAATTGTTAGAAGGACAACTCCTCAGTTGCAAACTCCTAAAGTTAAATCAACCTCAATAAAATCAGATCCTGGTAGTAACAAGAAAGTCTTTGATTCAACTCGAGGATATCCAGGTGAGGGGCCACTTTATTTAGATCAACAAGCTTTGAGACAGTGGCATTCAGTTGCTTTGTTAAGTGATTGGAAAAGTAGACGTGTTCGTAATCGTCTATTAGAATCGTTGTCGAAGATTATGTCCCGAAAAGGGACTCTTCGAATATCAGCTTATTTAGTTATTGATATTAAACGTATTTTAGAAGCGGAAGAATTTGGAGAAGTAGCAATGTTGGACCTAAATGTGCTTCTCAAAGAACTTTCGTTGTATTGTAAGGAAGAACAAAGTACAGTATGAAGTGTATTTGTACAATGTATTAGTATGTATAGTGTAGGTAGTAGTATGTATGATGTGCTATGTGGTACTTTTAGTATTTCTGGTAATTTCTTGTTACCCTTGTGGCACCATGGATCCCATTAGCCAGGGAACTATGGAAGATCGGGGGTGAAATTCATGAATGGTTGCGTGTTCATGTCTTATTTGCTGGGTTTAAAGTGAACTGCTGGTTGTTAATAGTTTTAGCAGATGTAACAAAACCTTTTGGTTAGTGCAAACTTAGTTATCTTTTTCTAGGAATGCGCTAAGCTCTGGATGGGTGAACAGACCTAACTCAATTGACATTATCTCGGTTGACGGTGGAACGGAATCTTATTTCAAGACTGTATGGCTAGGAGAATTGCATGTTAGTGGAACAAACGAGTGTGCTGGAATTGCCTGGGATAGGAATGTGTTGGTATAGTAAACGACCATCTTTCCCCCTTGCAGGATCCCGACGCTTGAGCCTATGGCGGAAGCCTCGACATGCGAAGAAGGGCCTTGGACTTGTAAAAGTTCGGAGCTACAATAAAAACTATTG